CTCCTTGCATACCGGAACTAGGTCTTGCACTTTGCGCCCATATTCCAGTTTTGTCGTGCCTTAGTCCCGCCGCTTTTGCTCTTTGGTGGGTCTTCATAACATCAGACATAGACCGTGGAGGCATTCCTGCTACGTGTCTTTTTTGGTACGACTCCTCTTCTTCTGATTTGTCAAGGAAAGTCAGAACCATTTCTAATACTTTTTGCGTACCGTATAAGGCTACTAGCGGGTCTTTTTGCCATAAATCTTTATAGAATTCCCATGCCTGACCAATCTTTTCAGTTGGAATTTTATCTGCAATCCAATCCCACGTTTTTGAAGCACTTGAGTATCCGGGCGACCAATCAGATATGTCCTGTAAGTTACCTTTGTGATGCAAAGCAGAACTATCAGGCAGATTTCTGTCTCCGGTAAAGCCTGTCGCTGTAAATGTACTCTGGTCATAAGTACTATCAGGTATATCCGATGCCGCTGAAACCACGCCATCTTGGTAATCATCAATAATAGATGAATCATTACCAATGACATCTTCAAAACTAAGTAATTCAACTGTATCGGTATCTGCCGTTTCACTCAGTAGTCCCGCAGTTGGCCCCATTGCCGTGTATTCTCCAGACGCAGAGATAGTAGGAGTTTCTCCTAACAATCCCAATCCCGAACCACTTTGAGTAGTGATTGGATTAAAAGGTTCTACGTTAGGGCCAATGTTTATAGTGTCATCAATTACTTCACCAACAACGTCAGGGCTTGAAGGAACAGCAGTTGCAACAGCACTTGTAGGTACTTCAGGAAGTCCCATTTGGTTTTGGTAGGTAGGATTGGCAAACTCTTGACTAGCCTGAACTGCCGATTCAGAAAGACTTACTCCTTGCCTTACCCCATTCATTAAGGATTTGCCCCATTCAGTTATTCGGGGCCAACCTACTCCCTGCCATCCTGTGGCGTATCCGTACCCGACATAAGCGGCGGCGGCAACAAGCAAGATAGGAGCAATTTTCTTAAGACCTTTGCCTATCTTTTTAAATACTTTGCCTATTGATTTAACTACACTTCCCATTTATTTCTCCTTTGGCAAAACAAAATTATCTCCTGTTTTTACCGCACCCATTCTTTCGTATAATTTACAAGTTCTTTCTATGTCTCCAATGCCAGAACTAACTCCCATGCTTATCTCAGCAACGCCGGGATTGACTCTGGCCCATTGGATGTATCTTCTGAGAAGAGGAGCGCCCCACCCTTTACCTTCTTCTGTAACGTAGAAGAAAAGGTCAGCCGCCTGTTTTTTTCTGGAGTACCACAACTGGTGTGTCACGCCTATAAACACACCCTCTATTTTTCCGAGGTCTACGACATTAACTAAATGCTCTTTAGAAAATATGCATATCTGAAGATTCTTAAAAAGAATCTTATCGTCTAATGGAACTGAATTTGAAATTGATAATTTATGCGCTTCTTTTACAACGTTTATAATTTGTTTAATGTCGCTATTAGTAGCGATTCTTATCATTTATATTTTTTACCTTGTTAACCACCTTGTTGCCAATTATTAACCCATGTGTTATACCAATCACTAGGATTTACATTGTTACCATATATTAAATCCCAAATGTATGAAGCGGCATCAGGATTGTCTTGAATATTTGCCATTATTTTTGCCGAATCTACTTCAATTCCTTCCATGCCAAGTTGAAACTGAAGGTCAGCAACGTACCTTTGAGTTTCAGCGCCAACATCAATCCCATAAATTTGAGTAGCCGCACCAACATCAATACCGTATCTTTTTGTAAGATCGTTGATCTTTGTTTGAGTAAGAGCATAACCACCTGCAATATGCTGTAGTGTTTCGTTAATTGCTCCTGATAACCTAGCCTGCATTTGGCTAAAGAATGCGGCATTTTGAGCGGCACGAAACTCGTTGGTTATTCCCTGATTTAACATTCTTTGTTGGTTAAATGTCTTGGCATCAGCCGTAGCAATAGGGATAGCAACTTGTAATATAGAGTCCATTACCGCTTCTTGGGCCATACTTGAGTTTGCCAATCCAGAAGCGTTCATTCTTCTCATTGCTTGTCCTGCGGCGGCTCTAAACAAGGGGCTGTTAGTATCAACTAAAGACGCAACTCTATTTTCTACTACTTCAGACCTTGGCCCACTCATAACAACCTCAGACATCAAAGGCTCAAGTTGCTCTATGCCGACAGGAGTTGGATCAAAAGTCCTCCAATCTTGAGGCGCAGGGCCTTCATACTGTACACTATCTACAGGGTATTTTTTAGATGGGTCTACTGTTGCGTCTGGTTTTGGTTTTGGTTTTGGTTTTGGTTTTGAAGAGCCACTAGGTGTGTGAGTTTTAGCGGGGCCACTTAAATTCCTGCCTTCTTTTTTACCGTGAGATGCATAATGCATAGCACCATATTCAGCAAGACTAACTCCTTTACCTGCCCAGTTTTTTTCATAGTCTGCTTGAAGGTCAGGATAGCGTTTAGCATAATCTTCAAACGCAGGATTGGTTACTCCTTGAGAACCATGCTTCGTAGTAAACTTAGCATCTTTTGGGTTTTTATCAGCCGCTTCTCTTTCTTGAAATTCTAACGCCCTATCTTCTCCTCCTCCGCTCATCTTTTCAATCCCCTTAATGAATACTGGACAACAGCACCTTGCAAAGTAACTGGCTTGTCATAGATAGATTCATTTTTAATAATAATTCCCATTGTTTCTCCCACTCCATGTATCCTTGCTCTAGCCTTGTCAACAACAGCAATACCTAAAGTGTCGCTTGATACATCGTCTACTGTCCATTCATCGTTAGAAACAGATATGGTATAGTCAGCAGTAGTTGGTACGCTTCCATCACCGTAGTTGTACTCTGGCTGTATAGTTAGGGTTGTGTTGGTATCCGCGCTGAGTTCTAAAAGAATTTCTCTGAATCTCTTCTTTTGTTGAGGACTACCGTAATGATGGTAAGCAAGCCTAACAAAAGAATAAACTGTTTGCCCATCAAGAGACGTTCCTGAATCTATCTTTCTAACGTATCCATCATCAAATCCTCCGTAAAGAACTTCATCCCCATTGGAGTCTTCCCCAGAAACAGAGCAAGAAATCTGATGATCTAAAGTAAACGGCAACATTCCCATGTTTTTTCCGTTTATAAACGTCATTGCAATGCCGGTTTTATCATTAAAATAAATTCTGTACTGGTTTTTATCCCTTACTCTTAAGGAAGTAACAACTTTGTTTTTGTACTTTTGTATAAGAGGATCAATTTTTTCAGAGATAACAGCCTGTTTAAAGTCTCCATAGTTAAGAGTTGATCCTAAAGAAACAATTCCCCTATCATCCAAAAAGATAGTTGTCTGCATTTTTTCTACGGTGTTACTTACAGCACCAGTTCCAGTATAAAACTGAGTTAGATTCCAATCATCCTTGGAAGTTCCGTAAAGGATAAAGGTATTGTTTCTTCCAAATACTGCAAAAGAATCTTTAGTCTCTACTGACATTCCAGTTATGTTATCACCAACTACAATCTCTGCCGCGCCTAATGTAGTACTCCAAGTAGTTGGAAGTCCAGTAGAGGAGTTCTGTAACGATCCCTTTGGGTAAGATAAGAATAAATGGTTTTTAAATACTTTAATATTTTCAGGAGTATCTGTAGCCATTCCTGTTTGTATTTTAATAAACGTAGTACCATCCCACTCAAAAGCATTTCCAACGCCATTAGCGCCGTACATTTTTTCAGAAGCAGTTTCGCCTACAAAATTAAAGTTTACAAAATTGTACGAACCACTTGGCTCTATTGTTTGCTCGTACAAAACTCCTCTCGTTTTTGCAACATTAACTACAGCAGGTTCTGCCGCCCCATTTACTAGCGCACGTTTAACACCTCTGACTTGTATCTCTTCATTGTTAGTCCAAGTTCCAGTGTTACTAATAATTGAAATATATCCTACGGCATCATCAGTAGAGTATGCTCCGCTAACTATAGTTACCTTTTTTACTGTAGCAGTTTGACCAGAAGACGATCCTGTAATTACATCTTCTTCTTCTATTTCTATTTCACCGCCATCAAAAGCAATGGTAGACATCTGTATAGTTTCGTCATCTTGGAAAACACCAGTAACATTAGTTAATACTGCTGAACCTTTTGCTCCAGTGTCCCAATTTCCGTGGTATGTTACTCCACTTATAGTTCCAGTTGCTCCACTAGTGTTTCCAGATATAGAAGCCCCAACAACAATTTCACCATTTGTCGTGGTTGTGTCAAAGTCTAGTGCGCTACCTAAATCAACCTCTGACCATCCGGTAGATGTTGACTTATACATGCCAGTAGTAGCGCCACCTGATTTATTCCTAAATGCGTATATATCTCCAGAATAAACCCAAACTCCTAAAACAGAGCCTTCTCCGGGTACTATAGTTATTACGCCTCTTTGGTTCTCTATTCTGGCTTGCAGTTCAGAAACTAAAGAAGCATCTGCACTAGCGTCCCTTTGAACAGGAGGGCCATAAGAAAGGCAAGTGGCATACAGACCCATTACCCAATCCTAAGAACAGACAACTGACCGTAGTTTAAGTAAATGTTTTGGCTACTGCCGTTGTTATGTTTTATCCTCGCATAAACATCAGTATATGTAGTGTGTCCAGTGCAGTCTATAATACCGCTCATGTTAAAGTTAGCAACATCATTAGCGTTAGTAATGTATTGGATTCCTTTTAGCGCAGGAGAATCCGTTGTACTTCCACCAGTGTTGTCAGTAGAAACCATTGCAGTCCAAATAATATTGGCTGTTGCGGCTTGCTTTATGCACAAGTTACAAGAAACAAAATAGAATCCTTTATCATAAACTCTAATTTGATCATTTGCGTAATCGGCATCAGCGCCAACTGTAGTAGAAGAAACAGTACCAGTATCTTGAGATACGTCTGAGCCTGACGATCCTAAAGACCAATCAATCGTTACTGTAGTTCCGTTTCCAATTGCTTGTACAGCGGGAGTACCATCGCCTGCGGCATTGTTTATACAAGCATATCCTCCCATGTCTGACTCTACATATTGGCGTAACATTTGTGCCGTAATTGCGCCAGTAGTATTGTCAGCAAAACTTGTGCCTGTTAAAACTGCTCTAGTTTTTCTTAAGGCTGTAGGTGTTCCCATTATGTATACTCCACGTTAAATGCGCTTCCAAATGCGCTGTCTTTGTTCAAAAAATATATTGTCTCGCCTTCTTGAAAAGCCCCGCTAGTAGCAGTAAAATAAATATATCCTTCTGCCGCATTAGTAGGAAAAAACCCTGCTTGACTATCTCCAGTAATGTCCTCTACAGACACTGATAAAATAACCCCAAGCGCACCGCTAGTCTCTCCCTTTACCATATCTCCAGATGAAGGTATGTTTAAATGAAACGCTGAACTGTAAGCAGATGAAAATACTGTATGTTTTGAAGAGCCTGTAGTAAATGGCATTCTGTAGTACGTAACTTCAGAAGGCAATGTTTGTCCATCTGCTCTTTCGTACCCATCTATCCTGCTATATCTTCCCCTAATGTCAACTTCAAAATTTTTAGCGGCTATACATTCCCCTGCCTTAATAGACAAAACTGGATCAACAATATTTAATCCACCTTCAAAAGGAAAATAATAAATATCAGTTGATGCAGGTACTACCTGATTTCTGAGGGTCATTCTGCAACTACCGTGTAGTTAAACAAGTCTTGAACTTGGGAAAATCTTCTGTTTCTTTGTCCCGGCAATTGATCAGATTCAAGTTTATCAAGTAAGTCTGAAAACTCAGCAATAGAAGAGGCCATAATTTCAGGAGCATCATTTTGTTCTGCGTAAAAAACTTTTGCCCTGCAAATAATTATCCTGTGAAATCTGCTTGGTATAGCAGACTCATCTGAACTAGCAGATAACTCTGTTGGAGTCTTCCAGTACTCTGCCTTTACAACAGTTGCTGAGTCCGGGGTTGGATAAAGATCAATTACATTATCTGGTTTAATGCTAAATACTTCAGGAGTTGCTGAATCTACAGTTCCATACTTGTATTCATCTCTGTACTCTTTCCAAGGCATGTACTCCAGAACCTGATAATCGTCAGACGTAGGATTAAAAACAACAGAGTCTACATTCCATTGAGCCAAATCAGATGGAGAAGTAATTGTAGAAGTTCCTGATACGGTTGTTATACTTGCTTCTGTCCAAAGATAATCCCAATTAAACCATCTGCGCTGTATGTCCATATCAGCGTCTTTAATCTGACGTACAATATCTACCTCTTCTTCGGCAGTAGGCGTAACAGTACTAGGCCCTGTACCGGGGATACCTACTTCCCTAGCCATGTCTTGACAAAGTTGAATATACGTACTCATAAATTTCTCATAATGTCAGATACTACAATTCTTGGGTCTATGTTAGAGGCGCACAAAGCGCCGCCTATTTCTTCATCTCTGTTACATGTACTAAATCCAAAGTGCATTTTATGGCATGGATAACAAGGACAGTTTTCAGGAGTCAATGATGTGGTATTGCTCCAGTACTTGGTTAGGTTTTCTTCTGATGAATGAGAAAGAAACACAGCCTTGTGTATTTTCTTCATGCTTGCCGCATTTAACACTCCTGTCTCAGGGCCAACAACTACTGAGCAATGATCCAAGAAAGCCATTGTTTTACCAATAGTCCATTCACCTGACTTAGTAATAACTCTTGGCTCTTTTTCCCAACCAACCTCTAGTATTTTGCAAGTCTCATCACCAACAGTAACAAAAGAAACATCCTTTCTTTCTTTTAAAATTGATGCAATCATCACATCATTCCACGGCCACACTTTATGCACTGATGAACCAGACAAAGAAATCATTACAACATGCTTTGATTTTATTTTCTTTCTCTGTTTTCTAGCCCACTTTTTTTCTTCTTGTGATGGGTAGTAAACAGGCCTATGAAAAAAAGGAACGCCTGCTATTTCATGGGTAAATTCAAGGTAGTTAACGTTACACTTCTTGTGTATCTCTTCTTGAGAATCGTAGTACCCTTTGCTTGCAGGCACTCTGTACTTCTCACCCTTAGACTCTATTACCCTTTCTGGGTTTAACAACAAGGTTCCTTCTATAGACTCAGACAGTTGTACAAACTTATCAAAGCAAGGAGACATCTTCTCCCAGTATTCGGTAAGTTCTGTGTTACAGATTTGATTGCTTTTCTGTATTAACAGTTCGTCTACATAAGGATTGGCTTTAAGCAATTCAGCACCTGCTTCAGTTACATTAACACAAACCCTGTACCCTTCTTTTTTAAATTGCGGAAACAAAGAAGACGCTTGTATGATGTCTCCAAACGCTCCGTACCTGACAATACAAACAGTTTTGTTTTGTCTCTTTCCGCCAAAATCTTCTAAGGTATAATCACTTACTTCCTTAAAAGGAACGGTTATTTTTTTCATAGTTGATTTAGTAGTTTTTCCTTTATAGCATCTATCTTGTCTTTTTTGGCTATTTCAATGCCAAGTTCTTTTGCTTTGGATATAAGGGCATTTCTGCCTGTCATACCTTTCTGCTCTTGAACCCAAGCCGTATAGTCAACTAAACCACTACTAATTAAATCGCCGTTTACTCTGTAAAATTTATCGTTTTGAAAAAAACGTGCTTCTGGCATTTCTTCTATACTGCCATGTATTTCGCCGTAAGGCTCTTCCCAGTTTATCTTGTTATTCATTATTCCAGTGGCATACGAACAGCCCCGAAAACAGAAGCATTTTCAAGAATAATAACTTCCGGTCTGGTTCCTACCCTCGCGTTGTTGTTTCGTTGATTTCGTTCAGTACTCCACTCATTTGGCTGATCCTGATTGGTATAGCCACACTGAGCAGGGTCTTTATCTTTTTTCTTTTCTTTGTAGTCCATGTTTCCCCCTAAGAAAAGGGGGGCTTGCGCCCCCCGATCCTTTACCGCATGTTGAAAGAACCACGATCCGTGGATACTTTCTTTTTAGCAACACCCATAGGCATCTGATTCGGGCCATGACTATCCAAGCCTAAATCTTTAGGCGAGGAATTATCTTTTTCCTTTTCAGAAAGTCCGTTTGCGGGGATTTTGCCGCTTGCACTGTCTTTCATTGTTTACCTCCTAGTACCATTCAACTTCAACATATGCATAGCCTTTTCCTGCGGCAGTACCGGAATCAACGCACTGAACATAAGTAACTTCAATTTGCGTATCAGCCGGAAGTGCATCAGAAATGACTGCATTCGTATCGTCTTGGTTGTTGAAAACGTTGGTAGCCGCAGTTGCATCGGCAATTTCCAACTGACCATAAGCATTAGGATCAGCGGTAGTACCTACCAAAACTTTGCCAGTAGTAGAATCATCAGCAAAGGTTTCGGTTACATGAAGACCAATATTTTTTAGCGAGCCTTTTTTACCACTGGGGCCTTTAAAACTCCAAGCGGTTCCAGTTCCGGCACCGAAATCGGTTTCAACCGTGTCCTGATAAATGTAGGCTCTTGGATCACTATAACTCATAATAATTACTCCTTAAGCCGCGCTGTCCCAGATCACTACACGTGTCTGAGCCGCATCAGTGTGAACAAGGCCAAAGCCTCCCAAATAATACCACGCAATCCCACGATCCCTTCCGAAGTCGCCGGGAATTTTTCCGCGAATTTCTTCAGGAACAGCAATCGCTTCAGCAACGGTATCTTCACCAAAGAACACAGCCCAATCGGATTTACCGTTAGTCCATGCAGATGATGCAGTACCAATTCCTGCTTTTGCAACGTGAGTCTGCTCAATAAAACGAACACCTTCATAGCGACCAATTTCGCCATTCATAATCATCTGGAAACCCTGATCAATATACTGCTTGATACCTTCCAGATCATTCTTAAGTGAACGCCAAGTTGACGGCCATGCAATAGCGTAATAATCATCGCCAGTATAAGCCGGGATATTGCGCTCTTTCATCGTGTCTACGACCAACTTGACATGCTCTTTACCAAGAGCAACGTTGTTGTTAATAGCACACACGCCGTTTGTGGTAAGCGTCAAAGCGGTAGTACTCGTTCCCGCAGTCGGAACAACACGGAGTTTAGCCGTGTCGAACTGAGCAGAAGCGAGATTATCAAACGCTTTTTTCGCATCGTTTTTAAGCACTTTACGAACAACTTCACGAACAGGCTGTTCACTCAAATCATCCAACTTACCAGTGTAAGGGACAGAGTTACCCGCTTCCGTGATAGTCATTGTACCCTGAGAGATCGTAAAGGAAGTCTCAGGAATAGTGCTAGTCTCCGTCAGGGTAGTACCCTGCGTTGCTACGTCACTAAACACGTTCCAGTGGAAGGTATCGCCGCGATGTAAACCCTGATGGGCCGCATCTTTAATGTCACAGAACTGACGGAACTTGACAATCGGCTGTACGGCCATCCGCAGTTCACGACTGAGGTTAAGCGCATACATATAACCACCGGAGGTGTTGACAGACCATACTTGTCCTGCCATTTTTTTTCTCCTTAGTTATTGATTACATTTGCCCTCTGGCCTGACGCATTTCTTCTATGACTTGTTCTGGGGTTTTAGGCCCACTATCATCTTCAGAAGGTTTGGCAGACTTTCGGGCTGACTTAGGTTGTGGAACAATTTTCTTTTTCCTTTCTACCCTTTCATTTGGTAAGGGTTGATTGGAAATATTAGAATTTGCCCAATGTCTCGCATATTCAGCCGCCGCATAAATAACTTGACCCGGAGCCCAAGAAGGATTCTCCTTCATAAGGGATACCGTTTTGTTATCTGCGATAGCGCGTAGATCAGGATTCTGAGAAATCTCAGGGTACTCCTGATCAAACCAGTTTACTGCATTTTTAACTTCATTTTCATATTGAAGTTGCTGTGCCTTGGCTTGCTCGGCTTGTCTACGAGCAAAGGCCTGACCAACGGCCTTATTTACAGCCTCGTCTATGTTTGGGGTAGCGTTATTGCGCCCCGTCAAGGTCTGTAACAACTCTGCGGCTTTAGCCGCATCATCTTCATACAACGCTTGATGATACTCTTCTACAGTTTTATTGTAGTCAAAATCATCTTCTGGCTCGTCCTGAGTGGGTGGAGCAGATTCTCTCTGTTGAAGGCTCTGAGCATACTGCCTTAATTGAGCCTCCTGTTGAGCAAGTACCCTTTCTTTGTGGGCGGCTTGCTGAAATCTTTGTTGAGAAGCAACATCTTTCTGGTGAGAAGACTTTAGCCCTTCAAACGGAACAACAACATCTTGACCATTTACTTTAACTTGAGTTACCCATTGCCCTTCATGTTTCCATACAGGCGGGGATTCTTCAAGTTCTTCAATTAACTCCTCTTCATCATACTGAAGACCTTCTGTACCTTCAACTAGTTCGTTGATTACATCAGACTCCCTATCTTGAACTATACGTTCAAGCATCTCTTCTCGGGAACCCTGTACTTTACGATCTACATGCTCTTCTTGTGCTTCTTCTTGTGCTTCTTCTTGTACATCTTCTACTACATCTTCTACTACTTCTTCCGCATCCGTTTGGGTAGCGTCCATTTTAACCTCCAAGGTTATTCTTCTTTATACCTTGCTAGTTTACTTGCAGTTTCTCCATCAGCAATAATCGCATCCAACCATTTAAGTACTGTTAGCGGGGTAGCGAGGGCTAAAGTTATTTTACGATAATGTTTAAGTTCTTCTTCAGAAGAACCAGACCACTCCTGAAATGACATATGTTGTAAGTCTACAATGCCTTTTCTATACTCTGACAACGCTCTTTCAAGAATAGCCTTGCCTGTTGGAGTTCTAATAAACTCTTGGGTCTTTTGCCCAATTTGAGTTCTTTCAATAAGTACGTCTACGTTAGGTAGACTAGGATCATAATATTCTGACATTTATCCCTGTGCGTATGGCACTTTGTTATATTTATCTCTTGCCATTGTTCCTGCTTTAGAAACATTGTCTTTATCTACTGGCTCTGATTGCTGAGAAATAATCTGATTAATAAGAGCATCACGCTGTAGCATCAATTCAGCCCTACGAGTATCCGCATCCTGTTGTTTTATAATTGCTTCGTTTTGTTTAATAGCCAAAGAGCCTGCGTCTTTTTCCATTGACATCTGTTCTTTTGCTATATCCGTTTGCGCTTTAATTTGAGCGGCTCTTAGTGAAGCCTGCTGTTTGAGTTGCTCAATCTGCAATCGACCCTGCATTTTAACTTGGTCTGTTTC